ATTTATTCATCATTCTTCAGTTCTGCAGAATTTTTTAAGTATATAGGAACACCACTGTAAAAGTGGTGTTACCTATTACTATATTATATATCTCTACAATCTCGGCATCTTAATAGATGGCGTTTTTAGAGATGGAGTCTTTGGCATCTTAGGGCTACTCATTTGAGATCTATACGATCCCATTGATTTGTCCTGTTGTTCTTGTTGCTCCGTTTGCTGTTTATTCTTAGCTTTGATGTATTCCGACAGATTCTTTACGTAATAGTAATACTCATAGTAGTACATATCTTCGATCTCTGACGGCTGCATCCTTAGATGAATACCCAGGTAGAACTTAGTCTTAAAGTAATTCTCCAGCGAGATCTGAAATAATGAAAAGACTTTTGATGCCACCTGGGAAGTCAAGAGGGGCTTTCGCGATCTCTCCATCGAAGGTAGTTTCTAGTTCGGTTTGTACACCGATTTTCATTCTTTCAGCTAATCTGTAGACTAACATAAACTTTTTCTCGTCCCAACCTTTATACTCAACTTCCATTTGGAAAATCTTATTCATATTAAGACCTCTCCAGTCAGCTTGCATATAAGGTAATACTTGAAGGAACGCTCTATCAAAATCTTGATCTTTTTCCTGTCTATCTTTAAGATATGCAGTTACTTCTTGCATAACACCAATTGTTGGTGGCTTCATTCTTATAGTTCCAGCAGATCTAGTTTTAATTACGTAAGTTCTCTCCTTTTCAGAATAATATCTTTCGATTTCTTCGTCAATAACTGAAGGTACTAAATTCTTTACTGATAATTCAATATCTACAGACTTCTTAGTCTTCTCAGTTTTACCTTTAAGCATTAACTTATTCTCTGGTTCTGGAAAAGAAAGATCTCTAATAGAAAGTAATAGAATAATTCTATCTTCTTCTAAAATATCTTTGTAAGACAGCCTCTTGTCACCAGCATTAAACTGAGCGCAAGATTCTACAATAGAGTTTAATTTATCTTCCATATCGATGTAATTATTTTCATCCATAGTGGAAAAATGTCTAATCTCAGCGGCTTTAGCAGATCTAATTTTAATAACTGTATTTTTTGGGTAAAACTTACCCATTGAAGGTAAATCTTCTAAGTCTAAAACATGCCATCCTAATACTTGGTCTGTAGGTCTAGCTATTTCTGGACCAAAATTGTCCATATTAACTCTACCTAAACCTGTTTTATCTACAGCTGCTGTCATGGCACTTGCCTGTTCAGAATCAGATGTAGTATCGGCATTTGCTTTGTCCTTTGCCTCAAGAGCTTTAGCTGCTGCAGCTTCTCGCTCCTGGTCTAATTTGTTTAATTCGTCACTCATATTATTTTTCTTTTAGGTTTTTAAGATTTTGTTTAATTATTGATTTCTGTTCTACGCTCCTCTTGGATAATTCATCCTGTATCAAGCTTCTAATAAAAGCGCTTACAGAAATTGGTCGTTCCTCTTGTTCAAGCGCCTCGTTTAAAATGACACGGTTGACTTCGCGAACTTCTGCTTCAGTTAAAAGTACCTGAAGTTTTTTTGTTAGTTTGTCACTCATAATCTGTTATTAACTGAATATTATATTATATTTTCTTTGGTTAAAAAAAGGGGGATGACTAGCATCCTCCTTTTTTGTTAATTAAATTAAATTATTAATTTAGTTCTTCATTCCAAACATCGCATCTCCAGCCAATTTCTAATTGTGCTGCGTCTGCAGTTTCATAGTTTAATTCACCAGTAAATCCAATTCCTGATGTAATGAAACAATCGTCAAGAGTTACTTTTCTGTAAATATCACCTGCTCTATTAAACTGAACGATAACAACAGTACCTACATAATCCTTTTTAAGACCCATTTCTCCAGTCTCAGGATTATATTGTTTTCTATACCATTCTCTCATAGACTTATATAAGTAAGCCTCATTCGAATCGTTTAAGTTTAATGAGAAGTTAACAGTAATATCTACTGCAGTTCCATCGGCCATTCCTGCATAAGATCTTGTTGAGAACTTATACTTCTGTTCGATAGCTGCTACTTCTCTGTGAAGAGTTTCTAAACCTGAGATCGAGTTAATGTGTTGTAAGAACAATGCCTGTCCTGACACGCCATCCGGAGGTAAAATTGTCACCTCGAATAGGTTAGCCTGTACTGGTTCAAAGTTCTTGCCCTTTCTACTAGTTTGGTCTTCTGAATAATGTGGTAAAGCCATATCGTTTATTTTCTTTATTTAGTTTATATATTCTCGTTTTTTATGCAAAGTTTCCGGATGCAATTTCACCTGTATTAAGTACAGTTACTCTCGATACTAGAATCTCTAATCCTTTAACTGGTTCAACGAACGTATCTAAGATACCCATGTTGTTATCGATAACTTCATTAGTGTTGTTAGTAGAATCCATGATGTTTCTGTAATCGTATACACCACCGTCTTTCTTAACTGACTCCATAAAGCTGTCTGCTAAAGTTTTAATTTCTAATCTAGTTTGAGCAGTATTGAACTCAAATAGGTAGTTCTTAAGGATTTCTGCTAGTCCATCTTCAATGTATATAAGAGCTTCTCTTACGTGAGCTGAAGAAAGAGCTGACTGAATTCCTTGTTGTGCAGTCTTGTTTCCTTTGATAGTTAAACCTACGCCTCTTTCGAATACAATTGGATTGTAACCGAATGGCTCAAGTACATCTCTATCATTCTTATCGAATGCAAATTCTAATGACTGTACTCCAGTTCCACCAACAACACCTCTTCTTGGACCTGCGATGATTGACCATGGCAGAGCATCAGAGAATTTGTCAATGTAGTTATTTGAAATATAAGCAGCTGGTGGAATCACCTTAGTTCTACCGTTTTCAATAACATTTAAACCTGGACCGTAATAGAATCCGTAAGTTGCACCTTCGTTAATTGAAGGTAAAGTATATAATGCACTTGGGTTTAAGTTTAAGTTACCACCCGTTGCTACGTTATTTACATCAAATGCTCCACTGAATTCATTTAAGAATGATGGGTTAGTTGATGCTTTTAATTCTTTCACCATTGGTGCGTTAAGAATAGCAGAAGCATTTTGTCTTTCTTTACATAAGAATGATAATTCTTCTTTATTCAATATTCCACTGTTCTCTAAAGAACCAAATGTATCTACAACATATCTGAAAGTAATATTGTCTTTATCTACTAAAGCGTTACCTAAACCAGTACCTGGCTTAATAGCTGTTAATAAATCAGCGATTTTCTTATCTGTTTGAGATGCTCCATCTAATGGGAACATTTTGTAAACACCTGCAGCATCTTCAAATCTATTAAATGCATAAATTGGATTATTACTTACTGCTCTGTGTGTTTCAAATGTATATACAGTAGTTAAGCCAGAATTTACAGTTGATTTAACAATCTTCTTAATTCTAGATAGTTTACCACCATCACCTGGTACATACATACCTACTTTAATAGCTACGTCTCCGTTAGCGTCTTTTGTGAATGTATCTGTAACTACACCGTCTTTATAGAATTTAAAAGTACCAGCTCCTAGATCTTCGAAAGTCCATCCAGACTCGAATTCTACTGCTCTAGCATTTAATTCAATATTGTTTACTGAGAATTGAGTACTTACCGCTGATTTCTTAGCGACAAAATCAGTTCCTCCTGGAAGTACACCTCCACCAGTTACTAATGTTGAAGAGAAACCAAGGTTTCCACCATTCATTGGTACTAAGAAAGAGTCTGCACCAAATCCAGTACCTGCACTGTCATCAGCGTCATTGTATGTAGTTTGAATAACTCCAATACCAATATACTCACCAGCATTTTCTGATAATAAGAATGAAACAGCGCCATTTGCACCTGCAGATAAGAATGTATCTCCATTGTTATCAGGAGCTCTATCAAAAACTAATTCTCCGTCTGCGTTTATTCTATAATTAACATCATTAGTCCATGAAGCAGGGTTAGAATCAGAATATTGTTCGTAAACTCCACTTTGTTGAGAGATGTTTCCATCTGCTGTAATTACTATTGTATCAGCTACTGCGCCATCCGCGATGTTTGTAATTCTTACATATTCGTCAGCTTGTGCTGCTTCTAAGAATTTACCTACAGCGATTGGGTTTGGCAATCCTGATAATGTTGCAGCTGTAGTACCACTGTCACCAGATATTGTCATTATATTTCCATCAACTTGTACTTTACCATTAAATGATGCTAAAGATTGTGCTAATGGAGTTACTGTTTGTTCTACTCTATGTGAAAGTACTTCGTAATCTTGGTATACGTTAAATCCGTTACCTATTAAATCGATTTGTGGAAGTGCATCTTCTTGAATTGCGCAGAATAAACCTGTTCTTCTTGCTTCTAAGTTAATTAAAGTTTCAATGTATAATTGTCTTCCTTCATTATCTTGGAATTCTGGAATCATAGAACCAGAGTATTGTGCTAATAATGTCACTTCTCTTAGTCCAACGAATTTAGATAGTTGCTCTTTTTCTAAACCTTTAGAAGTAAAGAACTCTCCGTAAACTGGATCGTTATTTAATGCTTGTGCATCAAATTTACCTTTGAATACAAATACATCTACCATGTAGTCTGATACGTATTCATCTGCTTCAACTCCTTCTGGAATATTAGCTTCACCATACCATTCTCTTGCAGTAACTTCAAAACCTCTTACATCTCCAGCTTGTCTAATAATAACTGAGATAGGATCTTGTTTGATATTTACAAATGAAATAGCGTGGTTTGTGTCTTGTGCAGCAGCAGCTAGTAACTTCTCATCTGAAGGATTCCAGAACTTATCTGTATCAAATACATCACTGTATTTCTTTAATAACTGAGATGAACCATTTACTGGTACTGATGAAAGACCTTCTTGTCCAGAGTTTGTAGCTGGTGAGAAGATCGCAACTTTATCATCATCAGACGCAGTTGTCAAGTTAAGTGCTAAGATAGGACCTCTTGATAAGCATTCTAATGCTGATCTGTGAAAAAACATATTTTTCTTTTCTAGTGACTTGTCAATACTTCCAAATACTTGGATAAATTGCTCTACATCTTCTATTAATACTGGTGTGTTGTAAGGACCTTTTTTAGATCTTCCTACCACTAGTCTAATAGTCTCCGCAGGGATATTTACGGTTTGAGACTTGTCAAACTCTAGACGATATACGCCTGAGCTTTTGAACTGTAATAAATTGGGACTTAATGCCATAGTTGTTCGTTTTTATTTTTTAATTCTTTTATTATATATCCCTATGCTTTTGTAAATTTATTTAAGTAGGTCATAAATATCATATTGTAAATCTCCAGCCTGATCTGTGTCCTTATATAAGATGCTTTCCATCTCATCGTGTAGGTCTGGATCTATGAAATCTAATAACTCTTCAATAAAATCTGCATAGTCTGTTGTATTAAAGAATTCGGTTGCAGTAATACAAGTCATTATCACATCGTCGTTGCCCATTTGAGCTCCATAACTTCCATTTGGCAATGTACCAAATAGTGATGCTTCTGTTACTGTAACTTCATCTGTTAAATCTAATCTATTTATCTTGTAAAGTTTCGCAAAGTTCTGACAAAAGATAGCTTTATTGTCAGATTTCAGTTTGATTCCTGGTTTTATAGTCCTGGCATCATGTCTGTGCTTAAATTTAACTATCATTTCATCATCGAAATCATTTCTTTGTGGAAATATACTTCTTAGGTATTGAAATAGAACTGTACCATAAGTATTATACTCTACAATCATCTTTACATTCTCAGAGTTAAATATATCTACTGATAATGTATATAGTACTTTTGCGAAATCCTCAATAACATGTTCGTTTGATCTAAATCTACATACTTGTGTAAATTTAAAGAAATCATACATTGCACCAGGGCTAATAATTGCTTTTATCTCTGCCTCGTTCATAGGATCTACTCTAAATACATTAATAACGGATGCATCTCCTCCATTGCCTTCTGCAATATCTACAGAGAATACCCAAAAATTAGATTTATCATTACATGTATCAATGTCAAATGCAGGATCCCATTCTAAATGTCCCTTTGTATCAATACTAATATAGTCAAATTCGTCGAACTCATGATAAACATACGGCTTCATTCTCTTTCTCATCTTCTTCATATCCACTGGGTCTAATAGTAGATTAGATGAGCTAACGAATTCGTTTCCATATTGTTTATTAAAGGCTTCAATCGAACCTAGGTTAGCGAGCTCTCTTTCATACCATGCCTCGTCTCTATCTGGATGTTGCCACCAATCTATTCTTGTTGCTAGGTATTCATTCTCACCACGATCTGCACCTGCATAAATTTGATAAAACTTATTAAATCCGTTTGGCGTAGATGTAATTGTTATTCTTGAGACTTTCGATGAGGATAATGTAGGATATACATTCTCATAAAAAGAATCAGCAATTGATGGATGGACGTGGGCAAACTCATCTAGGTATAGATTATGAATTGTAAAACCAATACCAGATTTTGCTGTGGTTGATTGTCCTATTAGTCGACAACCATTATCACATCTCACATTCATTACATCATATTTGATAATACCAGGTTTCATAAAGAACGGTAAGTTCTCAACTACTGTTTTGGCTTTATCAATAATTTCTTTTGTTGAATCAGATTTATTCGCAAGTAACAGAGTATTCTTATCCATATTAAAAGTAACATACCATGCATTAAAAATAGATGCTGTTACTGTTTTACCCATTTGTCGAGCTGCAAGAACAATATTAAATCTATCATTCTGGAAATTCCTTAACATCTCCTTCTGGTAATCTCTTAGTTTTACTTGTTGAATACCTTCATCTGTCATTACTACTGCATACTTCTCTGCAAAATAGACAATGTCTTTGGCGCATCTGGCTAACTCACTAATTTCCTCATCAGTATATTCAAATACAATATTACCCTTCTTTAGAAATTGTCTACCCTCGTAGAATGGTAACTTAATCTTAGGACGATAACCCTGATCCATTGCCACTAACAGATCATCGATCTGTCTGGTAGACCATACAATTCTATCAGTCATGGTGGCATCACCCTCTGCTTTTGGAATCCATTTATTATCTCCTACTCCGTCTGACATTTATTATTCTTCTGTTGGTTCTACGTCTTCAATATCCTCTTCTTCGGCTGCACCATGAATACCTGCCTGTATTGCAGCCATTAGGTCCTTTGTACCTCTTTGGATATTTTTATTACCAGTGTCTCCACCAGCTCCTTCAATCTCTCTATTATCTTCTCTTTGCTTATAGATTTCTATATCTCTAGCAATACGTTTTGTTCCCTCTTCAGCAGCCATTAAGTACATGGTCTGAGATTTAATAATATCTAGCAT